AATTACAAATAGCGCGGCCCAAATAGTGAAGTGTCGCAGGCGAGCTATCCGCGGTTGCGGCTCGCTATAGCGACTGGAGCGTAGCATCCCTGTCAAATATCGTTTCATAGGTTGTTCACGTATTCATAGTGTGTTGAGCATAATGGGTAACCTATACGCGTACCGAAGTAGTCCAGGTAGGCAGTCTCGGTGGCCTTTAGCCTGCACCACATGTCTATATCCCATTCAAATATGCGGCACTTAATTGGTCGTGTCATTAAAGTCTCCTAAATGCACAGCTCTTATATGGCTTTCCATTAATCGGCTAATCTCGACTTGGCTCATAAACTCCAGCGCAGCCCTAAGCGAGTAGCCACATGGACACTCATACATAAATGGTGGTCTATCTTTAGGCATTTTGCCACCTCATGACTCCTAATACCCCACAGCCTAGACACTCCATCACATGAATATCAGGCGGTAGGTTGTCGGTAACTTCGACTATCTTGTGATCCTTCTTGGACTTGCATACACGGCACTCAACTAAGGGCATCGCCATGCACACTAGCTCTTAGATTTTCAATAGGGAATAGATCATCCTGAGTTACCCAGAAGTTACCCTGCCTTGCGTTCAGGTAGCGTGAAGTTCTAGCCATCGCTACAGGTATCCAGCCAGCCAGGCGATAGCAAGGGCTATGCCCGGTAACTAGGATTACAACGTCTTGTGCTCGATCGGTCGAGTTGATTATGGCGCAGCCGTTTTCGTACTTAGTCCATTTGACCTCGATGCGGCTGCCTACATCTGCCTGCCCCTTGTAAGTGTTTAACGTAGCCCGAAAGTTACGTATGCCGAAGTACTGCGCTACAGCCATCTCGGATGCCACCGCCTCAGCGTGCTCAGCTATAAACTCATGCAGACTTATAGCCTTGTTAAACCTACCTGCATGATCTGGCCTTGATGCTCTGGCCAATACACGTGCTAGGCCTATCTCATGCGCCTCGATCTCTTGGGCGTAGTCCAATATGACCTTATGCACGGTTGCACTCTAAGCAAATCCATAGTTTATCGTCTACGTATTTGCCATCGATCTTGCAAGCAAAATGCTGGCCTTTGTCACACCACTCAATAGCAGGTGGCTGTACCTGGTCACGTATCTCGGTGCCATCCATCTGTATGGTCAGTCGATCACCTGTTTTAAGGTTGATCATCTCAAAATCGCCGCTCATTTACTTCTCCCAACGTGGTGCGCATTGTGGCTTAGCCTTTGATGGACATACCCATCCCTTGTATTTGTTGCCTGTCTTACTGCTTATGCCTTCTTTGTAGACCATGCGGCCATGCTCGCAGGTCTCGGCTTGCTCGGTAATTACTCCACCCAACGCACCTTTAATTAAATCCAGCCCGGTAGCTAGTGGCTGTGCCGTGCCTTCGGGATGTACTACCCACGGATCAACCTCAGGTTTAGGTGCAGACTGTTGAACTTGTGCCATATTTTCTTTAGTTGGTCGATGCTCACTTGGCATTAAAAGGCTGATGCACCTACCGATAGCGCTCGTTGTAGTGTCCTCGATAAACCATCGCTTCATATTTTCACGGTAAAAGGCCACGTTGCCATAGGCGAAGTCCACAGCTGCAGGCACCATGTCCTCATGCTCACGGTATACAGCTGCTCTGACCAGCACATAGCCAGCCTGTAGGTCTACCTCAACGATCGATGCTTCGATGCGCCCAGATATGTACTCGGTTCTAAAACGCTTGATGCGTGTATTTACATCCTCATAATCATCCAGGTTAAACATTGAGCACCTGCTTTTCTGCCTCTACGGCTGCTTGCATTTGATCGGCTAGTGACCAATGTATAAAACCACCTTTACCGTCTGGCCATGTCTCAGCCTGGCGCTTGTGGTAGTTGCAGTAGGCACGTGTAGCACCCTTTGACTTGATGGTAACTGAAACTGTGATGATGGTGGCAATAGGCACGCACTTATCGCTAAAAGTCCAGGTCTGTGTCTTAGTGTCAAAATTGCCAAACTCAGATTTACAGTCCGTGCAATATGTACCAGTAGGTGCGCTCTTAATCATTTGTTTGCCGCCTCACGTGCGCGGCGTTCACCGATGCGGATGCCTACTGCTCGCCCGGCCTTGTGTCCATCCTTACGGCCTGCAGCTACTCCCAAGCTGTAAAAGATTACTGCCGTACCTAGCATGGAAAATAAAACCCATGCCATCATTTGTTCGTTTTGCATAGTGTGATCCCTTGTTTATCAGGTAGCCCTTTACCACCTTTTGTAAAAGGGTAAAGCGCCCTACCGACATAATCAAGTACTCGGCGTATTTGGCGGCGTGTCGTGTGGGTCTTTAGTCTTGGACTTTAGGCCGTTGCCTGCCAGCACACCCCCCAGGCTACCAGTCAAAAATATGGTTAGGGTTGTAAGCAGGTCGATAAACGCTCGATCGTTGGGCGCTTGATTTGATATAGGCTGAGTTACAAATATCAGCGCGTACAGCATCCCAAATACGCTAAAGGCAAATACCAGGGCGAGCGTGCAGCCAATAAACACGATAAGCCTGGCGTGTAGCTGCTCAGGCGTTAGGCGCTTCATATACGTCTTTTGGGAGTAAGTCTTTGGTGCATGTACCCACCACTTCGCAGGCAGGTGGCTGGCACTTAGCTTCGCCCCAGTTTTCGTACTCTTGGCACTCATACCTTACCCATCCTTGATAGCTGCAACCTGATAGAAGCAGCGACAAGGCCACCGCCCCTACCAGTCTGCGCATTACTTCTTGCCTACACCAAACTCTTTTGCTTTTGGATCGATCGCCTTTAGCGCCGGGCCGATTAGGGCTGCGATAAACGCGTTAGCTAGTGTTCGTGGATCGGTAACACCTGCCATGTATAGCGCTGCAACGGCTGCCGCAGCTGCTCGGCCATAACTTAGTGCCATAGCTTTGATTTGTTCTTGCATTTGTATCTCCTAAGCGCCCTTAGTTGATCTGACGTAGCACGTACAAGGTAGCCGTGCCGCTTGATGTCATGGCATATAGTGCGCTGTGATCGCCCACCATGAGTGTTAGTTTGTCACCGTTATCTAAACGGTAGCCATTGGTGGTGCTTAAATCTGCACCGCCTATATAAATCGTGCCGCTGGCGCTGTGCAGGTAGGCCATTTGATCGCCTATCTCCTCAGGCACAACTATTTGCGCGCTAGTGGTAACGGTAAATTGTTGTGATTTAGGCATTTGATAACCCCAGTTTCTTAGCTAGTGCGATGGCCTTCTCTTGGCTTATTGACACCTCAAAGTGCATCTCATCCTTACGGTTACGGTAATCGCCGCCCCAGGTCAGGCCGTACTTCTTGGCTAGCGCTCGGATCATTGGCACCTTTTCTAATGGAAAAGTACCTACCTTGCCTAATGGGTGCTGCGTGGCATTTAAATCGATGGCTGTACCTGAGCTGTGGCAGCTGAGTTTGTCGGTGGTGCCGCGTACCATGCGGAAAGCGTAAGCCCAGTCATCTAACTTGCCTTCATCGATCGGCTCAATAAGTTCATGAAATTCTGCAGCAAACGCAGCTAGTAATTCGCCTGCACCCGCAGCGCATCTGATCTTTAAATTAGTGCCTTTTACCGGGTAAGGCTTCACATTAATCTCGGCCTGATCTTTACTAGCAGGCCATCCGTTATAGCTGGTTAGCATTTGCAAACTCCTTTGCATCTAATTCGCATCGCTGGCAATTCCATTTAAATAAATCATTTAAGAATAACTCTTTATGGCCGCACTCAGGGCGCGGCGCTATAAAAGCATCTGCATCTGCATCGTAGGTGTATCCGATGCCTGCATAGTTGTATCGTATGTTGCCGTTGTAGGAAGTTTTAACCCAGGTACCACCAAGATTATCTAATAACCATTGGTAGCCTTCATCGCCGTTAGGGTCATTGTTATCACCAACGGTAACGCGGATTACTTTATTGTTTTGATCTATTTCAGCCCAATGACTCATGCTGGATACCTCACAATAACGATGCCTGACCCACCTGCGTAATTGCTGTTATCACCGCCACCACCGCCGCCGCCTGTGTTTGCTGTGCCAGATGAACCTGCTGAAAGGGCATACCTACCACCAGTTCCTCCACCGCCTGCGCCACCTGCGTGACTAGAACCGCCTGGATACCAAGAACCGCCACCGCCACCTGCGTAATAACCGCTAGCACCTGATGAAGTCGCAGTAGCAAAAGATGAATAAGTGTTTAATCCGTCTCCACCTATGCCTGTAGTACCGCTTTCGCCAACTTCACCAGCGCCGCCGCCACCGCCGCCAGAACTGCCAGTCGATGCGCCACCTGCAAAACCCTGTCCTGAAGTTGCTGAGCCACCCGATGCAGGGCTAGCACCGACAGTACTCGATGCACCGCCGCCACCTGAACCACCATTTAAACCAGCGCGCGCTGATGTTGTGTAAGCACCACCACCACCGCCACCGCCTTTAACTAAAGTTAGCGCACCTAGTTGTGAGTCCACACCATTTGTGCCATCGCTGTTTGTGCTTGCTGCACCGCCACCGCCTACCGTTACGGTTTGGTTTGTTGTAAAACTTTGGGCTGAAAAATAAAGTAAACCGCCTGCGCCACCGCCACCTGCGCCAGCTTGACCACCACCACCACCGCCACCTGCAACTACTAGAACATCACAGACTAGAGTTCCACCTGAAACTCCTAAAGTGCCATTGGCTGTGAACTTTCTGTAGTTATATCCACCAGAGGTGTAAAGAGTTCCACCTGTTACAGTAGCAACGCTTTTTGGGCTTAATAATCCGGCAATTAAATTAGGGATCATTAGGCTATGGCTCCAACGACATACCAAGTATCTGTGCCAGTTTTAATGCAAGCAGCCGATTTATACTGACCAAGAGTAGGCGCTGCGGCAGTTCCACCAGCACTTAACACCGTAGTAGTGCCAGGTGTTACCGCTGAGATAGTTGTAACTCCTACGCCGATCGATAGCACGGTGAGCACGGTGCCGATGGGAAAAGCAGTAGTCGCGTTTGTAGGTATCTTAAAGGCTATGGCTGTGGCCTTATTCATTAAAAATATCTCTTGGTAGTTATCGTTAGTAGTCGCTGTGTAGTCAGCGGTCTGTGTTACTACATCGAACTGTACAAGGCTGTTCATCGTAGATGAGGTCAGCACATCCCCGGTGACTGTCGGAAATCCTGAAATGGCCATATCTGTCTCCTTAGTATGAAAGCGTGTTAGTGCCTAATACGCCGTATTGCGTAGAATTTAAAATAAACGCATCGATGATAGGCTCTAGCGTTATAAATTTTACCTGCCATTTATTAGGTCTAATAGTCATAGCCACGCCAAAAATCTGCAAGGTTTTTACCAGGCTAGATGATCCAGGCTGGCTAGTGGTTACGGTTATAGGGTCAAAAAAATCTAGGTCAAGCGCGGCTACTATGCCTGAGTCATAGTTTTCTGTATATAGGTCAAGGGTCAGCGCATCGCATCGCACGGTGGTCTC